GGTTTTCAAAACAATGAGGAGTTTGCATTTATGAAAATTAATTTTAAGGATTTACAAGCTCGCCGCCTCGTGGATTCCTTTTTGCGTAGACCACTTGACAGGACCCCCGAACTGTTTGAACTTTTTGGTGTGAGGAATGTTAAGGTGTACGAATCTAATTTGGACCCCGTGCTTCGTCTGATGCATCGTACTGGTATTCAATCTACCGGTTGGTTGGACAGTGGTGAGAAGTGTGTCCGATCACATCTCGCGAACGTGGATATTGATCTCTTCTGTAACGACTGGACCACACTCAAACCTGTAGCTAGGGATGACATCGCCCCATTTGTTGTAGCGTCGGTGGATATTGAGTGTAATAGCTCCACGGGTAAGTTTCCTGATGCAAACATCCCCGGTGATGCCTGTTTCCAAATTGCAATCTCCCTGTGTAAGTTTGGATCCGACGAACCTTACGATAAGACATGTCTGTGTTACAAACAGACCGATCCTAATCTAGAGGGTTGTGACATCCGTAGTTATGCAACAGAGAGGGAGATGTTAGAGGCGTTCCAGAAGTATCTTCACAAAAAAGATGTAGATATCATCACTGGTTGGAACATCTTCGGGTTTGATATGGAGTACATTTACAAGCGTGCTCAAATCAATAGGTGTCACTATGACTTCTATAACCTGGGAAAGCTCAAGGACACTGACTCTGAACTGGTGATTAAGAAACTCTCGTCAAGTGCGCTGGGTGATAACCTTTTGAAGCTTCTTCCAATGAGTGGTCGGTTTATTTTTGATTTGTTCCATGAGGTTAAGAAGGGATACAAACTAGACAGCTATAAGCTTGACAGTGTTTCAAAGTTGTACCTTGGAGATCAAAAGATTGACATGGCTCCTAAGGAGATGTTTGCCCGATACAAGGAGGGGGATCCTGTAAAGTTGAGAGAAGTTGCTGAGTACTGTATTAAGGATACCCTACTCCCACACAGACTCATGAAAAAGCTCTGCACTCTACTGAACCTGGTTGAGATGGCTAAAGCGACTTGGGTACCAGTTCCATTCCTGGTGGAGCGTGGGCAGCAGATTAAGGTCTTTTCCCAGTTGACCAAGAAGGCGAGGGAACTTGGCTTCATGGTTCCGACTATTCGGTATGGTGCCCTTCCTGAAGAACCTTACGAGGGTGCTACAGTCCTGGAGGCACAAAAGGGTGCCTACTATACACCCATCACCGCCCTTGATTTTGAAGCCCTGTATCCGAGTATCATGATGGCCCACAACCTCTGTTATTCATCATATGTGATGGATGAGAGGAAGTATGGTAACGTACCTGGTATTGAGTATGAGACTTTCAACATTGGTGATCGCACCTACAAGTTTGCACAGGGTGTACCAAGTCTCTTACCAGCAATCCTTCTAGAGCTCAAACAGTTCCGTAAGCAAGCTAAGAGAGACATGGCTGCAGCGACAGGTTTCATGAAGGAAGTCTACAATGGTAAGCAGCTCGCCTATAAAATCAGTATGAACTCTGTCTACGGGTTTACTGGCGCTGGTAAGGGTATTCTTCCATGTGTTCCTATCGCCTCTACGACGACTTCAAAGGGTCGCTCAATGATTGAAGAGACTAAGAACTATGTGGAGAAGAACTTCCCCGGTGCAAAGGTTAGGTATGGAGATACGGATTCAGTAATGGTTGAGTTTGATGTGGGTGATCGCAAAGGAGAAGATGCCATTGCGTACAGTTGGGAAGTGGGTGAGCGGGCGGCGGAGGAGTGTTCGGCCCTCTTCAAGAAGCCTAATAATTTGGAGCTTGAAAAGGTATATTGGCCGTATTTCCTTTACTCTAAAAAGCGTTATGCTGCTAAGCTGTGGACAAAAGGTAAGGACGATAAGATGCACATGGACTATATTGATGTAAAGGGTCTTCAGCTTGTGAGGCGTGATAACACACCCCACGTTCGCGAAGTATCCAAGGAACTTCTTGATGTAATTCTGACTTCAAGTGATCCTGGTCCACCCAAGGAGCTTGCCAAGGAGAGAGCAATTGAACTCCTCTCTGGTGATGTACCAAATCAGAAGCTCATTTTGAGTCAAGGTTTATCCGATTCCTATAAAGTTGGAGGCAAATCAGTGTCTGTTACGAGCCCTGAGAGTGTAAACATCAATCAGTCACATGTCCAAGTGGTGACAAAGATGCGACAGCGGAGACCTGGTTCGGAACCGCAATCTGGTGATCGGGTACCCTATCTTCTTACTAGGACGGAGGATCCAAAGGCGAAGGCGTTTGAGAAGGCTGAAGATCCAAAATATGTTGAGGAAAATGCGGTACCTGTAGACTACCACTATTACTTCCTCAATAAGTTCCTCAATCCTGTGTGTGACCTCTTAGACCCACTCTATGAGAATGTGAAGGAGGAAATCTTTGGTGAAATCATTAACCAACATAAACCTGTAAAACCTCCCAAACTTCCATCCCTCAGTGGTATGAAGAAGGACGAACTCATCACCGAGTGTAAACGTCTTGGTTTAGATGAGACTGGCACTCTACCTATTTTGAGAGCGAGGCTTAAGGAGGTGAGAATGAAAAAGGAGGAATCCGTTGAAGACCTATTTAAAAATTACGAGCTTACACAAAGTAAGGATGAGCATGTATGAGAAAGTTGTTAAACTCATGGATGAAGAGTTGGAGGAACGTATAAATATCGTCGTTAATGACTTTGCTGAGAAAATATCAAAAAAACATGGTATACCATTGGATCAACTTCTAAAGGATATACCGGAATCATACACGATTACAACATGTAAGGGGACTAAGAATAGTGGACAGAGGTGTACTTTCAAAGCATCTGAAAATGGATATTGCCGACATCATACATTACAGGGTCAACGGGTGTGTCAGCGAACATTCTCTAGTTCAAGTCTACATAACCATGGTCCAGAGAAAATGTTTGTTAAGGGATGTCCGGGTTGTGAATCCTCGAACGAGCTTATAGATTTGGGAGTCTAGTAATGTAATGAGCAAAAACGATATTCTACTAACATCGATAAACAATTTTTACAACGACGAAAAGAATAAAACTACACTACTGAACATTCTGGATAAATCAAGTGGTATCTCTCTCCGTAATTTGGAATGGTTCATCACGAACTATTCGAAGAAGAATCACATCGCATATCAGACGGGTGATGGTAAACTGTTTACAGTTCACTGTGCCTATAAATCTAGTCTGAATGGTTACAGTAAGCAACTTTTTGACCCATTCTGTCGGTCTCAAAAGTTTGCCTATGTCGTCCCAGGAACATCTCATGAAATCCAAACGACTTTAGCGCAATTGAATTTCATCAAATGGTGTATCAAGAATAACATCATTGACTATATTAGTAATAATAAGGATAGACTTTTTAGTAAGCAAGTGACATAAACCCATTTTGAAAGACAAATGTTTGGTATCCAGTATAGTACATGTGTAGCGAGAATGTCTCGGTTGTAATATCAATTATAGAAGTATCCAATTTCACTTCAATGTTAGTCTTTTCAGATTGTATCTGACTAAAATCCAAGTTTCCCGATGGTTCCACATTTACCGGATTCAACGAGAAACTATATGTGTAAATATTCCTAATCGGTCTCGCCAATCTCTTTTGAAATGGAATTAAGTATTTGTAGTACGTGTGATCAGTTTTGGTCAAATTCGGAAGTTTGTTTCCGTTGATGTAGAAACTGGCTTCAGACATGAGAGGGTAGAAGAATGTGTTTTCACCGAAAAAGTCTAAAGATGATGAAAAGTTGAAACGATTTTGGTACAAACGCTCACCATCGGTAGAGGGAACGGGGTCCCCGATAGCTTCAGTTTCATCCTCAAACTTTGTGTTTCTCAAAAACCAATGAAAACACTTCACAGGGATATTTGGAACGAGATTGTTCTTTATAACATCCCTGTTTAGGTCACTCACTATGACTGGATGTTTCCTAACTAGATCTGTTACCAACGTCTGTCTCTGAGACGTAAAAAAGTTTCTTTCTTCTGGGCTTACAGTTATCTCTTCAGTGACAATATTAAATGAAGGTAGAGTCACTGTATCTGTCGTATCCGTGAAGAAGGTTTGTTGGTGAAAGTCAAATTCAAACTCAATCTTCTGTTTGTGAATTCCACACACTGGAAAATAAGGTCTATTAGGTTTGTTTGAAGAATATTCATCACTCGCAAACTTACGGGAAAAGAAGAAGTGAAGTGGAATGACGAGGTCTGAATCGTATCGGGCAACGCTGGCACTGGTGGGTGCGTCATCAAAACCAAGGTTTCTATTGATAAGAAATCTATTCGCTACCTTTTCGGATATTTCTAAATAAAGCTCGTCATAGAGAATTCCCCAGTCGTCGTAGATCTTTTCAACTTCAATGTCATCTACGTACATCGTGACACTCTTGAGAATGTGTCTACCCAACTGATCAGCGTAGTTACCGTCAGTTATAGCTGGCATTGTTATACTCAAATACATGTTACTCAAAAGGTCTCCCATATTTCTTGGATTGAACTCAACTTTGATGGTTTTATTAAATGGCCATGAAGCCTCTGCGTTACCCGGCTTCACAACATTCTTGTTTCTGTGATATTTTCTGAAATCGGAATGATTCCGATCAGTGGTATAATTAAAGAGTGATTCGTCTGGATCTTTGGAAAGTAGGTGTGTATCTTGCTTTCCAATAGCTTTGAGCGAAATTTTCGCAGCTTCACCCATACCTATCTATTGTTTACATATTTTTAATATCCATTTTCCACATGTCAATGTGTGAGGTATTCTTCATTACTTCAAGTTCTTCCTTAGCCTGTTTGGACTCTTTGATGAGATCCTTGACAGATTCTTCTGTGTATTGCACAGTCTTGATGTTGAGGAGATAGTCGTAGGTGCCACCAATCTTTGGGAACGTTTTGGAAAGTTCTTCCTCAAGGTCCTGCTTCTTGCGTTTGAATACCACAATGTCACCCTCAATGACCATAGTGACAAACTTAGACTTGTATCCACACATGGTAGCCCTTGTTTCAAGAACCTTGATGAGGTGTGCCTTTCTCTTCACATAGTGATCTTCGCGGAGTTCCACAAAGTCCTTGAGAATCTCCTCGGGGCTTGAGTACTTGTAGATACCCTTCGTGGGGTGGAAAAGGTGCATGTTTGATGTGTGGAAAGTCTTCCTCAACTTGAGATCTTTGAGGAGATCTTTACCAGAGTACCCCGTAATTTCAAAATGAACATCTTCAGTTGTGGAATTATTAGTAAATCCACCAATCAACTTCTTCTCAACGAGACTGTCAAGGTATTCCTTGTAATCCTGTGTCCAACGACCGGGGGGCAATTCGGTGATCTCAATATTCATTCCTTTCCAGTTCCACACACCTTCCATCATCCATGTATCATCCTCCTTGTGCACTTTCCCCTTGAATCCCCTGAACCATGGTCTCATGGGTACAACCGGATTTCCATCAAGGATTCTTCCAATGTTATCCTTGATATCCTTGGGGTTGAATGGTGGGACATAGCAACTGAAACCTGTACCAATACCTTCCGTACCGTTCACGAGAACCATAGGGATCGTTGGCATGTAGAAGTCTGGTTCAATCGGTCGTCCATCATCGTCCAAGTAGTTGAGAACCGGGTCATCACGGGGATCAAAGATCTTTCTCGCATCCTTGGCAAGCTTGGTGAAAATGTACCTCGTTTGAGACGCATCCTTACCACCCATGAGACGAGTACCAAACTGCCCACAGGGTTCAAGGAGATTGATATTGTTTGAACCAGTGTAATCATTCGCCAACTTCACGATTGTATCTGCGAGGGAGACTTCGCCGTGGTGATAAGCACTCTTGTCTGCAACATATGCAGCCAATTGAGCAACCTTCATCTCATCTTTGAGATTCTTGTGAAAACAGGCATACATAACCTTACGTTGAGAAGGCTTGAGACCATCAGCCATATGTGCGATGGATCTCTTCAGGTCGGCGAGGCTGAAATTCACCAGGTCTTTGTGTACAAAGTTTGAGATGCTCAGGTTCTTGACATTCCCATATGGTACTTCAAGTTCACTAGACTCCTTCGCGGTACTCTCCAAAAGCCATGTCTTTCTGTCATCAGCCTTCTTCTTATCAAAGGCGAGAACAATAGATTTGTCTGACATGATATCTGTGTCAAACTTCACAGTTAGATCTTGAATCTTCTTGAAATACTCACGAGCCTCTGCAGAAGTGGAGGTACCGAGACCCTTGTAGTACTTGATGCGCCACCCCTGTTGGCCATTCCCATACCATGCACGGAATGCCGAGTCTGTATAGAAAGATTTGGATTGAGACCCCTTAGAAGCCTTGATGATTGGGGTCACCATAGAAACGATGAAACCCAACTCAAGGAGACTTGGCCAAAAGTAATGGATCATATTGAGGATAAGACCCTTGATATGGGAACCATCATTATCAGCATCTGTCATGATCATGAGACGACCATAGCGAAGCTCGGAAACATTCTTGTAGACCTTTCCTTGTTGGAGACCCAAGATCTTCTTGAGATCGTTGAACTCTTGATTGGATGTCAATTGGGCCACAGATGCATCGCGGACATTCTTACACTTACCACGAAGTGGAAACACACCATAGTGATCACGACCAACCACAGAGAGACCCGCAACGGCTAGGGTCTTAGCCGAGTCACCCTCTGTCACGATGAGGGTACACTTTCC